TCTGATCCGAATTCTTGGACTAAAAGCAATCCTTCATTAGGCAATATTAAGCTTCGTTCTTATCTTGAAGACATGATGGTGAAGAGTCAAAACGACTTATCAACTAGAGTCACCATGTTATGCAAGGACTTTAATATCAAGCAACTTGATAGTGGTTCTTGGTTAACTTTCAATGATTTGAATAACGAAACACGATTTAAACTAGAAGAACTGAGAGATAGCTATGCTATTGGTGGAGTTGACCTCAGCTCAACAACTGACTTAACTGCTGCAGTTTTACTAGTTATTAAAAATGGCAAGAAGTATGTAATCCCTCACTTCTTTATGCCAGGAGATTTAATTGAACAAAGGGTAAAGGAAGATAAGATTCCATATGACCTTTGGATCAAAAAGGGATTAGTTTCAGTAACCAATGGAAATCAAAATGATTTTTCCTTAGTTACTCAATGGTTCTTATCAATGGTGAGAAACTATGGCATTAGACCTCTATGGATCGGCTATGATCCGTGGAATTCTCAGTATTGGGTAAAGGAAATGGAAGATGCTGGATTCACAATGGAAAAAATCCGTCAAGGAATCTATACCCTTTCAGAACCAATGAAGCAGCTTGAAGGAGACCTAAAAAACAAGCTTGTTATCTATGATAATAATCCTATTCTTAAGTGGTGCTTCTCAAACACTCAAGCCAAGATTGACATCAATGGCAACATTCAACCAAGCAAGTTAAATTCAAAACTTAGAAGAATTGATGGATGTGTTGCTTTGATTATTGCCTATGCAGTTTTAAACCGCTATAAGAACGATTACGAGAACATGATTAGTTAGGAGGCCGCTATGGGTTTATTTGACATATTTAAACGAAAGAAAAAAGTAGTGGCACCTGTTGACTATGATGCTCGTCTTTTTAAATCGACATTGAACCTCTTTACCGATTTTGGTGACAACATTAACGCAAGTGACATCGTTAAGATTTGTATCGATAGAATCGCGACTCACTCAGCAAAGCTGAAACCAAGATATGTGAGGACTCAAGATGATAAAACAGTACAAGAGAAAAAAGGTGACTTATCTTATCTATTAAAGTTTCAACCAAACCCACTCATGAGTCCTTATGACTTTATCTATAGAGTGGTTACTCTTTTGTACTTAAACAATAATGCCTTTATTTATCCAGTTTATGATCCGCTGACTTATGAACTTATTGAGCTTTGGCCACTTAAGCCTAATTCGGTGGAAGCATTAAAAGACGAAAGTGGAGCTTTGTTTCTCCGCTTTTATTTTACTGATAAGAAGGCATTCACTCTTCCATATGAGTCACTTATACACTTGAGAAGATTCTATGGAACTAACGATATCTTTGGTGGAAGCGGTGCGATTAGTGACCACTCAGCATTGCTGAAGACAATCAAAATCAATGATTCAGTGCTTCAAGGTTTGGATAATGCTATTCGAACCTCGTTTCAAATTAAAGGCTTGCTTAAGATAAACGGCATGCTTAACGAAAAAGATAAGAATGCTCAAAAAGCTGAATTTGAAAGAGCACTTAAAGATTCAACAACTGGAGATGGTAGTTCAATTGTTCCAGTTGACCTAAAAGCGGATTATGTTCCGCTAACAGTTGATCCTAAATTAGTGGACTCAACAACCTTAACTTTCCTTCAAAAGAAGATAATAACTTACTTTGGTGTGAGTGACGCTATCTTCGATAACAAGTTCAATGAAAACGAATATAACGCTTTCTATGAAGGAGTAATTGAAGGAATAGCTATTGCTTTATCAGAAGCATTTTCCAAGGCATTACTTACAAGAAACCAATTAGAAAAAGGAGAGCAAATCATCTTCTATTCTGAAAGACTTCAATATGCTTCTTGGAACACAAAAGTCCAAGCCATCGAGAAATTGATGGGGCTTGGCATTCTTTCTCTCAATGAATCGAGAGCTCTATTAGGCTTTGAACCAATTGAGGGTGGGAATAAGCGTTTGCAATCACTCAACTATGTTGATGCTGATAAAGCTAACGATTACCAATTAGAACCAATCATCTTGCAACCTAAGAAGAAGGAGGACGATAAGGATGACAAAGGAAACTAGATTCTCAACCATTGAAAAGCGTGATGGTGAAGATGAAAAAATGATAGTGGAAGGCTATGCGATAGTCTTTGATGAGGAAACTCTTATCGGAGATGAGGAACGTGGCTTTATCGAAACTATTGATAAAAACGCTTTAAAAGAAACAAACATGAAAGATGTGCCATTCAAGTACAACCACAATGATGTCACATTAATCTTAGCGAGGACCAGAAATGGTTCTCTTTCTTTAGAAGTCGATGAAAAAGGGCTCAAGATTAGGGCGGAACTCATCGATACAACTAGTAACGTGGATATTTATAAATCTATCGTTGCTGGCTTATTAGACAAGATGTCGTTTGCTTTTACTGTCAAAAGTCAAAGCTGGGATAGAAGTGGAAAGATACCAAAAAGAACTATTACGGCAATTGATAGGCTCTTTGATGTATCAGTCGTTGATTTGCCTGCATATGACCAAACTTCCATTCAAGCAAGTGCTCGTTCTTTAGAGTTGGTGGAGACCGAACTAAAGGCATTGGATGATGCTGAGAACTTAGAAAGAAGACAAGTACTCGCAAAGCGAATAAAACTCAAAACAAAAATTTAGAAAGGAAAATTCAACAATGAATCTTGAATTACGTTTAAAGGAAATTAAGACCCGCCTTGATGAAATTAGAGGTCTTGTTGATGCTGAAACTGATGCTGCTAAACTTGAAGCTTTAGATGCTGAAGTCGATACATTAACTAACGAACGCAAAGCAATCGAAAAGAAACTCGCTATGAGAGGAAAATTCGATGTTGCGAAAGTTATCGAAACTAAATCCACTGAAACTAACGAAGAATTAGAAGCACGTGGTAAAGCCTTGAAAGAAGGCAGAACTGTCACAATTACTGCTGATGGAGTTTTACTCCCTGAGCACGTTGATGACAAGATTTCTCCATACCCATTCCGTGAAGTTTCTACTTTAGTAGATGAAGTTCACACCGTTAACTTAAAAGGTGGAGAAACCTATAAGAAATCTTTCGTTAAATCTCATGGCACTGGCGGTTTAACTGACGAAGGTGATCCATACACTGAAGCAGAACCAGCCTTTGGTTATTTAACAATCTCCAAAGTGAAAGTAACCGCTTATGCTGAAATCACTGAAGAGCTTGAAAAACTTCCAGCCGCTGATTATCAAGGAGAAGTTGTTAAAGGTGTTAACATTGCTCTCCGCAAAAAGATTTCTGAACAAATCTTACGTGGTGCTGGTACCACAAACACCTTCAAAGGTATCTTCTCTAATGCTTGTGAAGCTTTGGCTGATGCTACTGACTTAGAAATCAGTACAATCGATGAAAATACCCTTGATGAAATCGTCTACGCCTATGGCGGTGATGAAGAAGTCGAAGGTGGCTGTGTCCTTATTCTCAACAAAAATGACTTACGTGCATTCGCTGGTTTAAGAACTACTGAAGGTAGAAAAGTTCACACTGTTGACTACAAGGCAAAAACAATCGATGGCATCCCATTCATCATTTCTTCTCACTGCAAGCCAATCACTGCAGCGAGCACACAACCTGGTGAATATGGCATTGCCTATGGTCCTTTAGCAAACTACGAAGTCCCAATCTTCAGTGGTGTTGAGGTGTCCAAGTCAACCGATTACAAATTCAAAGATGGCATTATCTGCTACAAGGCTTCCGTCTTCACTGGTGGTAACGTCATCGGTTACAAAGGCTTCTTAAGAGTCAAAAAAGCTGGTAACAGCAACTCTCAAGAAACCAATACTCCTGATCCAGACACAACTGATGACGGAGAATAGACCATAGGTCAAAACACGGAGGAGTGCTCGCTAACCTTGATAAGTCGCTAGTCGCAATGTAATTAGAATGGGAGAAATCCCTTTTTGTTTACATGAAGGCGAGTCCTTCCGTTTAAGAGTGATAGGAAGAATTCTTGATGGAATTAAAAGAAGAGGAGGTGTCTAAAATGTCGAGTGAAAACATGCTTGAATTGATGAAAAAAGCTTTGCTTATCCCTGCAACAGAAAACTATGCTGATGATGAGATTTTGATTCATATTGCTTCGTGCCGCCAGTTGTTGGTCACGGCTGGTATTCCTCGTGAAATCGCTGAATCAAATGACGATCCTTTAGTAAAAGCTCTCATTACCATATATGTGAAGACCAATTTCGGATTTAAAAGCAGTGGAGAAGTGAAAGAGCTTCCTAAGAGCTTTGACGTCTTACTTAGGCAACTATGCTTGCATAGACCTGAGGTTGATGGAGGTTCTTCCTCGTGATAGCCTATCCTAATTCCGCCAACATCTCCTTATTCCTATTACGTGTTAAAACAGATGCTGATGATTTGGGAAACCAAGTCTTGCGTTTGGTTGGCTCCAAAGAGGTGGTAGGGGTGACTTCCTCTATCACTTCTAAGGAATTCTATCAATCTAAAGAAACAAAAGTTTTGCTTGATTTCAAAGTTTCGATTCAAGCTTTCCTTTATGACAAAAGTAAATACGTTTATGTGCCAAATGAAGACACTATCTACAAAGTAGAAAGAAGTTATCAGAATGGTATGTGGATGGAACTTTATTGTTCTGAAACTCAACTCAAAAAGGAGGAAATCGAAGGATGGAATCTTTAAAACTAGAAGCTTTAACCCCTGAAATTGAAACCGCAGTCAAAAGCTATTCTAAAGATGTAGAACTAGCAATAGTGGCTACCTTAGAAAAAACCGCGGATCAAATTCTTGAGTACATAAAAGAAAATGCTCCAAGAAGCTCGTTTAACCATGAACATCTTGGTGACTCTTTTATAAAAGAATCCTATGGAAGTGGAGCAAATAAAACTATTGTCATTTATTCCAAATCTAAAGGACATATCGTTCATCTTATAGAACTTGGCTTCAAACATCGAAGTGGAAAGATGATTCCTGCTCGTCCATTTATGAGACCAGCATATGATGAATTCTCTCCCAAAATGCTTGAAGAAATTAAAAAGATAATCGAAGGAGGTGGTGGTAATGCTTAAAAAATTAAGACAAGTCTTACTAACTGTATTACCCACTGTTATTTATGCTCATATCGATTATGACAATGAGCAAAACGCAGACCCACCTTTTATCGTTTATCAAGAGATTTCTAAAAGACCACCAAGCTTTGGTGATGATAAGCCAATTTACTATTTAAGAACGATTCAAATCACATTATTAACAAAGAAAAAAGATGAAGCCTTAGAAGAGAAACTTGAGAAAGCTCTCCTTAAAAATGACTACATCTTTTCTTTACTAAACGAGTTCAAAAACTCGGACGGCTCTATTAGTAGAGTCTATGAAATAAGGCTGGAGGATTTTAAATATGCCAAATAATAAAATTTCGTTCGGATTAAGGAACGTACACTATGCCATTGCTAATCAAGATAACAATGGTAACTGGAGCTTTGATACTCCAGTCGCTTTACCAGGTGCCCAAGAATTCTCTAGTGAAGTAGTGGGTGGAAGTACCAACGTTTATGCTGATGATACTTTATATGCATCATTAGTTCAAAATGCTGGCCGTACTCTTACTCTTAAATTCACTGAGATTCCTGATTCTTTCAAAACTGCGGTACTTGGTTATAAAGCTCTCGCAAATGGTAACTTAGTAGAAATTGCTAATGCACCAGTTGTGACATTTGCTCTAGGCTTTGAATTTCAAGGTGATGCTAAAGCTCGTAGAGTTTGGTATTTCTTATGTAATGTCACACCTATTGCTGAAGCAACCAAAACCAAAGCGGATTCAATTGAAGCCAATTCAACAACCTTGAATATTACCGCTAGACCAATCGAAGTTGGTGATAATCTCATCACTAACTGCGTATCCGCTAAAGGCGATAGCAACTACACAAACTTCTTAACAACCGCACCAGTGATTCCTGAAATCCCTGAGTAAGGAGAGAAGCAATGGAAAAAACAGTCAAACTCAATGGGAAGGAACTAAGATTAGCTTCTTCCCTTTTTACTATCATTTCCTATAGGAACGTGTTCGGAACTGAGCTATTTGATGACGTTGAAAAACTAGATAAAGCTATCGAAGAAAATAAAAACGAAGTCGGCAAGTTTATCGACATTCTCTTCCGCTTAATTTATGTGCTTCACAAGCCATTTTATAGTGAAAGCTACGACAAGTTCCTTCAAACCTTTGACTTCAGTGTTCTTTCTAATGTGGATGAGCTAACCAAT